TAGAAGATGGGAGTGTTAAAATAAATAATAATAATAATAAGGAGTATATTATGGAAGGATTAGAAACAGTCTTAGAAGTATCTGACTTTGCTGTTAGGGGTTTCAGAGAAAGAGGTATCACTAAGGGTATCTCAAGTAAGTATGGTGTTAGGGTAGGGTATGATGAGAGTGATGGTAAGACTATCCAGTATCATTACTACCCTACTACTAGGAGTGGTAAGATAGTAGGTTACTCTCGTAGAGAAGTATCTAATAAGAAGTTTATTGCTGTAGGTGATGTTAAGAATGATGTAGAATTGTTTGGTCAGTCTTTGTTTCAATCAGGAGGTAAGAGACTTATCATTACTGAGGGGGAGCTAGATGCTATGTCAGTGCAGCAGATGAACGCTAATAAAGGTTCTGAGTGGCCTGTAGTCTCCGTTACTAATGGAGTCGGTGGTGCTCTTAAACAGATATGTGCTAACCTAGATTGGGTTAACTCATTTAATGAAGTAGTGTTTATGTTTGATGCTGATGAGGTAGGTAAGAAATCAGCCGAGGAATGTGCTAAGATAGTACGTACTGGTAAGGCTAAGATAGCTACGCTAGGTAGGCATGGTAAAGATGCTAGTGATTACTTAGTAAGTAACAAGTTAAGAGAGTTAGAAGACGCTATCTGGAGAGCAGAGGTTTATAGTCCTGCAGGTATTATTAACTCAGCATCTACTTGGGATGCCTTCTCTAAAGATATGCGAGAAGATAGCATACTCTACCCTGAGTGTTTCTGCAATGTCAATGCGCTGACTTATGGTAGACGTACAGGTGAGTTAACTATCTTTACTGCTGGTACAGGTACTGGTAAGTCTACCTTTATTAAGGAAGACATCTACCATCTACTATCTACTACCGACCACCAAATAGGGGTAGTATCTCTGGAAGAGTCTATCAAAGAAACCTTAGATGGTATCATTGGTATTCATCTTAATAAGAGAATCAATCTGCCTGATACTAAGTTTGATAGGAAGGGTGAAGAAGGTAGAAAGGCTTGGGAAGCTACAGCAGGTACTGGTAGATTTACTTTACTAGACCATCAAGGGTCTCTATCAGATGATAGCCTAATGCACAAGATAGAATACTTAGCTGCTACGGGGTGCAAGTTCATCTACTTAGACCATATTACTATTGCTGTTAGTGAAGTCGATGGAGATATTAATAGGGCTATGGATAGAGTAATGTCAGACTTACTTAAGTTATGTAAGAAGTTTGATGTATGGGTAGGTGTAGTGTCTCACTTAAGAAAGACTGGTATCGGCTCTATCTCTTATGAGCAAGGTGCTGAGGTAACAGAAGATAGTCTTAAGGGATCTGGTTCACTTAAACAGATTGCATTTCAAATCATTGCTTTCAGTAGAAATAAGTATGCTGAGACTGAAGAAGAAAGAAATCAGGTTAAGTTAACAGTACTTAAGAATAGGTTCACAGGTCGTACAGGCTTTGCTGGCTCAGCTAAGTTTGATGATAAGACAGGACGCTTACATAATGTCAAGGGAGCTACCATTATGAGTAATGAGTTTACTATTGAAGAGGAAAAGGGGTATGATGACGTAGTACCGTTCTAAAGATAATAATAATAATAATAAGGAGTATAACATGAATCTGGTTTTTGACATTGAGGCTGATGGTCTCTTAAATGAAGCAAGGAAGATATGGTGTATAGTCCTCTATGACTTAGAGGAGAAGGTAAGTACTACCTACACCGATGAGATGGATGGGTATCCTAGGTTATCAGCTGCGCTAGAGATAATGAGCAAGGCTACTTCACTGGTTGGTCATAACATTTACTCATACGACTTACCCTTACTTAAGAAGCTTAAAGGCTTTGAGTACAATGGTAAGATAACTGATACACTAATCCTATCTCAACTACTTAACTTTAGTAGGAAGGGCGGTCACGGGTTAGCATCATGGGGAGAGTCTCTAGGAGTTGCTAAGCCTATTCAGGAACAATGGTTGTTCTTTGAAGAGAGAATGCTTAACAGATGTGAGATGGACGTTAAGATTAATGTTAAGACTCTATTCATTCTAAGAAAAGAGTTTAAAGAAGCTAAAATACCTGCTAGTGTAATCACCACTGAGTTTGAGACATCTAGAATTAGTGCTCAACAAGTAAAGAATGGTTGGTTAGTAGATGTTAAATTAGCTGAACAACATTTCAAATGGCTTAACAATGAAATAGATAAGTTAGCCAGTAAGATTACGCCATTACTACCGCCTAATGTTAAGAGGGTAGACCCCTTAGGTAAATTTGTATCACCTAAGTACACTAAGAAGGGGGACTTACACTCTCACTTAATTAAGTACTGGGAAGGATACGACTTTGGTATCTTAAATTCTGAGCGTAGGTTAGGTGGTGCTTATTGTAGGGTTAAGATAATACCTATTGAGATGACTCAACACGCTTTGATTAAGGCTTTCTTACTCAAGCAAGGTTGGGTACCTACTGAATGGAATACTAAGATGAACGATCAAGGTAAGAATGAGCGTACATCACCTAAGTTAACTGAGGATAGCTTTGATACTATCAAGGGAGATTTAGGTAAGGATATTGCATTACACATGGTATACAGTCACAGAAGAAATATGTTACGATCAGTTAAGAATGATAAGACTGGTTGGTTGAATACACTTAGAGACGATAACCGTCTTGAATGTATCCCAATGACATTAGGTGCTGCGACTGGTCGTATGCGTCATAAGAACTTAGTTAACGTTCCTGGTGGTCACGCTACCTTTGGTAAAGAACTAAGGTCTATCTTCGTAGCCCCTAAGAGTAAGGTACTAGTAGGTTGTGACTTAGCTTCTGCTCAGTTAAGATTACTAGCTGCCGCTATGGGTGATGATGATTACAATAAGACTGTTACCGAGGGTAAGGAAGAAGAAGGTACTGACATACATAGTGTTAACGCTAAGATTGCAGGACTTCTAGACCATGACGGTAAGCCTAATAGAAAGATGGCTAAGACATTTATCTATGGTTTCTTATTCGGTGCTGGTGATGCTAAGACTGCTAGTGATTTAGGTATTAAGACTAAAGAAGCTAAGGCTCTTAAGACTAAGTTCCTTAAAGGTCTACCTGCTCTTAGTAATATTAAGAACTATCTTGATAATCAGTTTGAAAGAAGTGGTGGTAAGTATATTGTCGCTCAAGATGGTAGGAAGATTCTTTGTAATAGTAAGCATAAGTTACTTAACTACTTGCTACAAGGTAATGAAGCTATTCTAACAAAGAACTGGATGGTACTCTCTGATAAGAAGATTAAAGAGGCGGGTATCGATTGTAAGCTACTAGCAGTGATGCATGATGAGCAGAACTTTGAGTGTGATCCTGATAGGGCAGAAGAACTAGCTAAGATACTAGAAGACACCGCTACTGAGGCGGGTGCTATGCTTAAATTTAAATGTAGAATGGATGGTAACTCTAAGATAGGTAAGAGTTGGTTAGACATTCACTAAGGAGAATGAAGATGAATAAATCAGAGATTATGAGAGTGTTACTTTGTTTGTCACGTATTGAAGGTAAGGTTGCTATGAACTTAGATGACTACCTAAGTGAGGAGCTAACTGAGGTTGTTGATATGTTGGCTAAGAAGATACTAAAGGAGAATAAGCCGTAATTAAAGGAGAATGACTGATGTATATATTAATAGCAGAATGGTTCGATGAAGAAGAAGGCAAGTGGAAACCTGTCCTTTCTAAGAGACCTGTGATTTTATTAAAGGAGAATGAAGATGAAACAGTATGAACAACCAGGACAATCTACAGCAGAAGTACCTTGTTCTACTCACCCATACGCACCTCACGGTTTCAATAGAAACGCTTCTCACAATAACAATAGATATACTTGCGAATGCGAAGGATGGGAACAAGAAATGCAGAATGATGTTATAGAAACATTAGAGTATGAGAAGAAGAGATGTATTAGATTAGAGTATTCGGGTAGTGTTGAACAACTCGATGAACAAATTAGTTATATGAAAGGATTATTGAAACAGGAGAAATGAAGATGAAAAAGATTTTCTTAGAATACGACCTACCACAGGGTAGCGATGAATGGCTAGCAGTTAGAAAGAATCATGGTACAGCTAGTGAGGCTGCGGCGGCATGTGAGATTAGTCCTTGGAAGCCTAAGAATAGGTATGAGCTATACCAGCTTAAGCAAGGCAATATGAAGATCGATATGAACTTTGCTATGGCTCATGGTCATAAGTATGAAGAAGAAGCTAGAGTAGCAGTGCAAGATAGATTGAATAAGATATTCGAACCATTATGTATTACTAATGAGGTAGAGGGTATGCCTCTGATGGCCTCTCTTGATGGTATGGAGCAAATTACTGGTGCCTCTATCCTTGAGATCAAGTGTCCTTTAAAAGGCTGTGAGAGTCCTCTATGGAACACTATGATGCGGGGTGAAGCCTTACCTATGCAATACCAATTACAGATGACACAACAAATGTTACTAGCTGACGTAAAAGAGTGTCACTTCTGGGTGTATTGTGCTCACACCTCTCAGGGTAGATATAGGTTATTTAAACAGAGTCCTGACTTAACTAGGCAACTACTAGACGCTTGGAAGTTATACTTCAAAGAAGTACCTAAGCCTGCTAAGACAGATGTAGTAGCGCTTAATACTAGTGACTGGAATAGGTTAGCTAATGAGTGGTTAGCTATTAAGAGTAAACATGATAGCGTATCTAATGAGCTTAAGGTAGCTAGAGATGCTTTACTTGAGATAGCAGGCTCTCAATCATTCAAAGGTAATGGTGTAGTAGTTAAGTTTAATGATAAGGGTTTAGCAAATGTCAGAAGAGGTTAATCATCATTGGGTAGGAGAGACACCTAATCCTAAAAAATATTTCGGGTTCTTATATGAAATAACCTGTACTAAGGAAGACATAGCCTACATAGGTAGGAAATGTTTTTGGAAGATGAAACCACCTAAGTATAGGTCATTGAAGAATCCTGTTAAAGATAAGGGTAATCCTAAGTGGAGAGAAGATTGCTGGAAAGAATCTGATTGGAAATTCTATACTGGTTCTTCTAATTCTTTCAATAAGAAGATCAAAGAGTATGGCACTGAGTGTTTCATATTCAATGTTCTGGAGTCTTATTTAAGTTCAGGATCCCTGCACTATGCTGAGACCAGAAAACTCATGACAACAAGAGCTCTGGAGTCTGAAAAGTATCACAACAATAGCGCACAAGGTATTAAATTTAGACCGCCTGAAGAAGTGTCTAATTACTAGAACCCTATGGTGGGTAAGGAAAAGCTCTAAGTAACCCTTATAGGGAAAGCCGAAGGCAACTCCCCCCCCGCCCCCCTGTATACTATTTAATAATAATATAACGGTTTTAAAGTATTTTTAAGGATACCCCTTGGGTACTATTCTTCTTCATACTCTTTTACCTAATCAATAAGGAATTAAAATGAATATAATAAAGAATCTTAAAGAGACCTGTTCTTCTTGTCTCTCCTTACCACTACCCTTAGTGACTAAGGTATACATCTTCTTCACTACTCTATCAGTCAGAAGTATCTTTGATAGAGCAAGAGCTAAAGGGAGAAACGGATGGCACTAGCAGAAGAACTAACAGAAATGTTAAACAGTGCTATGGTAGTACTAGATAATAAGAATACCTCGGAAGAGGTTATGTTTGCAGCTGAGGATTGTGTTCAATCTTTACTTAAGAGTATGGCTGTATACGGATATGATAAAGTTAAGGAGAGTAAATAATGGCTGATAATAAAGATATGTGCCAACTAACAGTAGCGATAGCTTATAATGATAATTCTAAGGCAGTACATCAGGAGACTATTCAATACTCTTTTCCTCTTACTGATCCTGATTGGATGAAGAGCTTTGTTGCTTACTTAAATGAGGAGGATAAAGATGCAGAACCTAAGTCAGCAATTATTATATAAGTTAGAAACACATTATGATAAGATAGCTTCTATGTACTCTGATGGCTTTCATTTAGAAGATATTAGAGAGCATATAGGTATCACTGATACTGATATGCAAAGAATAGAAGAAGTAATGTTTAACATGTCCCCATTTTATACGGTTAAAGATATAGATGGTAACGAAAAGGTAATGCAGTACAATGCTTATACCTTACAATCAAAGGAGATTAAAGAAGATGAGTACTAAGAACTATAATATGTTATCAGAAAATGGTATGGACGATATGGAGTATGTTAAGCAGTATAATTTAGACCCTGCTATAGCTTACACTCCTAAGATTAACGATGTGATGCTAGATATAGCTTACAGTGGTAACGTTCGTGCAGAACAGAAAGCACTAATGGATAAAGGAATGACACAAGCTGAAGCATTTAAAATAGCTACAGGTATTGCTGATAAGCTTCTTAACGAAGGTAAAAAGAGTCTTAGTAAGTTAAAGAAACAAAGAGGCTACTGAAAAAAAAAATAAACCCCAGGAATATTTAATTATATTCTAGGGGTTTTTTTTTATCTTAAGTCTTCGCTACCGTATCTAAAAGGTCATGTTTTCCCAATCAGCGGCTGTCATATTCGGCTTACGATAAGGAGAGTAAGCTGCTTCTAATTGTCTATTAATTTCTTCAGAAGTCAATCCTACATTAATACCTGGAGTAGGTCTATTTACTCCTTTAGCTATACTAGGTGGAAATTTTCTATCGTTATTTCCTTTAGTTTTTATAATGCCTTTACGATATGTACCATCAACAATAAACTGGTTAACATCTTTAACCGATTCAACAAACTTCCTACCGTTCTTAGCGGCAGTATTCATCCTTTCAACAAGGTTTTGCATTGTAATTGTTTTCATATTGTAACCAGCATTCTTAGCAGTATTTATTAGCGACCTAAGGTTGCTTGCTCTCTTACCTAAGTTTAAGAACTCTTCATTAAGAATAACATCTGCCTCTCTCATAAGAGAAGGTGGCATAAAGAATCCATCGAAGACATGTTGGAATATGTTACCATACTCTTCACCCTTAGGAGCATACTTATTACCTACACCTTCTTCAGCTGATCTTCTAGCAGAATGCCTAACCATAAGTGCGTCACCATACTGGGTAGTCTTAGGAGTAACTTGGGACAAGGCCTTCATACTTTTCTTATACTCACCAGTGTTCTTATCGATTTCTATAGCATCATATACCATTTCATTCCTAACACGCCTAAACGGTTCACCATCAGGTGTAATCATTTCTGGGCCAGTAGCAGAAGGAACCATTAATCCAAATTCCTGTCTAATACCTTCGGGAAATACCACGGATGGTGGGGGTAAGGATTCATTCTCTTGTTTCTGCTTAATCATCTCATCTACAAACGAAGATAATAAAGAACTATAATCCTGAAGGGCTCCGATAGTTGATGTTACAGCGAAGACACTAGCGTCCTCTAGCGTCTTAACAGCTTGTGCTGGGGTTACTCCTATACTTCTCAGCTCCTTGACGAAGGCTGGGTCAGAAGAAATCATAGCCCTAATAACTTCAGTAGCACCTTCTTTAATAAGTGCTTCCCCTGCAGAATAACCTGCAATCATAATAGGGCCCTTAGAACTACCTCTTCCTACAAGACCATATTGTTTAAGTATACCTGCTAAGGCTTTAATCTTTGGATCGTTATTAGTATGTATACGACTGTAAGTAACATTAGCATGGTTTACATACATATCGTCTACTGTAAGTAGATTACCCTTACGACCTTGTGAATCAACTAAGAACTGAGTTACGCCTGAAGCAGCCGCAAGTTTTACAGCACCAACCCACATAGCGTTCTGAGCCATACCATTAGTAAGCCCGTCTACCTCTGCTAAAAAGTTAGATGAATAATACTTATGATTTTTATTCTGTTCTGCTAGACGTAATTTAACAGCTTCAACTACAGAAGAAATTGTAGCATAACCGTCATGTTCTTGTCCATACTTTACTAATGCTTGTGCTTGAGAGGCAAAAGGATTATTAATCTCTTTAAAAGAATTAGTTAAATCTACTCGTTGTTCTGGAGATAAATTATCCCATGAGGCTACAACCTCAATTAAGTCACCAAATTTATCTACCCATTCTTGTATGTTATTATCAAAGGCTTGTTTACCTGTAGCGAAATCCTTAGCCTCAAACTTAAGACCATCACTATCTTTAAGTCCAGATCGTTTCATAATGCCTGCTTTAAGTAAAAGCATATCATCTTTTAAGTTTAGATTATAAGGAACCCACACACCAAATCCTAAAAGAGACCTAGATAAGTGATCAGATTGATAATTAAGAACTGTAGACTCTACATGAGGTCTCCAGTTACTAGCTAAGAAATGGTCTAGATAATACTGTTGACCAATTAAAGAAACAGCTTCTCTTAAATTAATAGATGCTTTAATATCTTTTTCTTCATCACCACGATATCTTTCTTGAACCATATTACCATCTAAATCAGGCTTAGTAATGAACTTAGCCCTATTATGTAAGATATCCTTGTATTCAGCATGATCGAATTCTTTAGTAACAGCGTTAGGTATAATCGTATCACCATCAACACCCATTAGAAGACTGAATAGTATAGTTTGAGTAGTTAAAACAGTGTTAGGAGTATTATCTAGCAATAATAAGTCTGATGCTACTAGGGCTTCTGCTTCCTTAGAAGTAAAGATATCTAAAGCTGTTTTACCTTTCATCCTAACGTCAGGCTTCTTATCAGGTTTAGATTTCTTATGAGGCCTAGGCATCTTATGTTTTAACTTAAGAGCATGAGTAAACAAGTCCATATTACTGCCTACCCAGTCCATACCTTCTCTAGTTAGTATCTTCTTAGTAACTATGTTACCATTAAGGTCTGCCATATGCTCTATCGTAAATAAATTAGACAAAGATTCAGGAACAGTCATATCAGCCATCTTACCTAGCATAGCATTTTCATTACCATCAGTTTCTAAGTCGCCTGCTTGTGCTATAAGAGCACCTGCACTAGTACCATCTGGATTAAACTCATTAAAGAAAGCAGAATTTTCTAATTGATGTATCTGTCTTAATTGTTCTTTAGATAATTTCTTTTTATCTTCAACAGGAAAAACTATATCCTCTTTAGCGTGGAATGCTGCTCTTTGTCTAAGGTATGTATCATACATATATGCTAACTGCATAGTAGCAGCTAAACCCGTACCAGACTCTTGACGCATTAACTGATCTGCAGGGGCTAACTTAGAATAAGCCAGTTGAGAGAATGTTTCTGCTCTAATTCCAGGATGAGTAGCCATAAACCTCTGCATTTCAGCTCTATCATTAGGATTCATTAGACGCATTACATCGGCAAACTTCTCATTAAATACTTTCTCTTGTATAGGAGCCCATGCTTTAACTGTGTCTATCGCTTCTCCAAAAGTTATAGGTTCTCTCTTAACTCTAGTAGCTACTTCTTCTACATTTTTAAGACCAGTTTCAGGGTTAATTCTTTCTGCATATTCTACAGAAGATTCTGAATTAAGCATACTCACTATAGGCTGAGAGAATTCTTCTTGAGTATCAGCTGTATAAGCTGCCTTAACACCTGTACCGAAAGGAGCCGCCTTACTACTAGTAGTGCCAGCATTAGGTTGGGTAGCTTGATAAGCTTCTTCAACATTAAAAGCACCTTCCCCCATTAACCCCCTCTTAGGATTTAAATCAGATACTAGCTTATCGCCCATAGTAGGGTCTATTTCCCCTGATGTATCTAACCATCTAGGATCGATGTCTCCTTCTTTTACAGGCCCCCTGGCTTCTTCAATAGGGTTAACCCTTCCTCTTACTTCAGTTAGGGTCTCTCTTTCTTCATCAACTACTGTATCACCAGCTACCTCTAATGGTGCTATACCTGATAGACGAGCGTTAATCCTATCCATCTTTTCTTGATCGAACTCATATACAGGTTGAACGTTCTTTCCACCATACTTTGTGTAAGCCATCTTTAATCTCCTAAAATACTACCAACATTCCGTTGGAATTCTTTTTTATGTCCTGCGATAGGAACCCATTTAGCAGCTGCAGTTAAGGATTTCTCACCCTCTCCTGACATAGCTGCGCCTAATACTCTACCACCTTGCTGTATATTACCCCATGTAGGGCCCATTAAACCTTGGGCAGCACTAGTCAAACTAGCCTCACCATAGATAGGGTTAATAGCATCTAATAAGAAATCAAACGGACCCATAAGACCTGATGCTTGGAAGCCACGTTGTACATACTCCGCATCATCCAACCAGTAAGGTCGTCCTTCTGTTTTCCATTCGTCTTTTAGTACTTGTCCTAAGAAACCCATAGCAATCATACCAGCCATTATAGTAATAGCTTGTACATCTTGGTTTGGATTACCACTAGTAGCTCTCTTAACTAATCTAGGTAAGATAGCTGCAGCGAAGGTTAAGATATAACCTCTAAACTGAAACAATAAGGCTAGATGAGGGTCTTGAGACGCTCTGGACCTACTACCAGGACTAGGGTTAGCTAACGAATTATCTACCCATTGCTTTCTAGATATATCTAATAACATAGCGTATTCACTATGATTTTTAGACATCCACTTAGATAACTGGTCATAATTATCAGATTCACTCAAATCTACATTACCAAACTTCTTTATCACATCATCTTTAAACTTCTTGTGAAGATCTAACATTCTAAGAGGCGGCACTCTAGTTGATTGAAGCATATCATAAGCTTCTTTAACTCTCCTAGTCATAGGTTTATTTTGATTGTAGAAAGTATCTAATACATCTAGATAGTTAATCACAGCATCATTAGCAATACCATCAGATATAATACGAGAAATATCTGTAGCAGGTTTGATTAATGAAATAGTAATAAAGATATTAGCTACTGCTTGTCGTAACCTACCTGCTTTAATTTCATCTGAACTAATACCTGTTTGACCGATAGCACCATACTTAACACCACTAAAACCAGCTGAGTTAAATCTTCTTCTACCAGCTTCCCAAGATGAAGAAGGATTTAGTCCAGACCCTTTCCAGTATCTAGACATTACTTCTCCACCTGATTGTAAGTAATGTTTACCTATCTTACCAGCTAGTCTTCTTAAATCTTCTAACAACGCTCTACCGCCTTCACCAGAAGATATTCTACCTAAGAAAGCAGACATTAATTCTGGTAACTGCGCAGGGCCACCTGTACCTAATAAAGTTACTAAGTTAAAACTAGTTATATTAGTTTGTAAAGCTCTAAGCCTTTTACTCTCAATAGGATTATAAACCCCTAACCATATCTCAGCAGATGAAAGGATATCTGAAGCAAACTTAGGATCCCAATTTGTACCTGCTTCTTCTTTAGCCTGAGCTATCATACTCTTTAGGTTAATACCTCCCTTACCTATATATTTATTCATATAAGCACCGTGAATTAAACT